GCCATCCCCAACAGCCCCGAAATCCTTCACGCTCACGCTCTCGCGCAGCTTGGTCTGGACTGTGCTGGCAACCGCGCCAGTTCCAGCAGGCAGATAGCCAACGCTGTTGCTGCCAGAAGGCGCTAACAGATCATCAAGTTCGATGTCACTGATCGTGACAGTCAAATAGCCAACCTTAGACACCACAACATCATACCGCCCGTTGGCTGCGTAGAAGTCGATACGTCCGGTGGCTGAAGACAAGAAAGGGTTGGCTAGCGGCGTAACGCCGTTGTCGCTGTAAAGGGTCGCAGCGCCTAGCGTGCCGGCAATGTAGACAACGCAGCTAGCATTGGAGAGAACAGTCAGGGTCGAATTGGTAGCAGTCGTCGATGCTATGAAATTGGTATATCGCTGCACATCGAACTCCTACTGTGGAAAGAAACGGGGGGATTGCTCCCCCCGGCTCTCTAGCTTACCCGATAAACGCTGTACGCGGCATCGGCAGTTTTACGGAACAAGAACTGCGCGACACCAGCAGGCGAAGTAGACGCAGCGGCGCTAAGGCCAATAGTCGCCGTGCCCACAAGCGTAATGCCCGTGCCAGCGCCGGCAGTCATGGTAATGACGCCGGTGGCTGCGGTCAGGTTAATGATCGTTAGAGCAAAAGTGCTGTTAACTTTCATATTACCCATTTGCGCGTCGAGCAACGTGCCGGTGGGAAAAGTATACGCCGCCGTTGCCCCACCCGGAGTTGCCACCAACAGACCGCCAGTAACCTGCGCTACCGATAGGGTAGCCGTTACCGTTGCAGTCTGAGGGGCAGCCTGGGTGCCAATCGTAATTTCATTCTGGTTGCCATCAGTATCTTGATAGCCACCACCAACGCTTGGAATTGCCATAATATTCTCCTAACCCCAGAGCCGGCAGGCCATGGCGGGACGAATAACCGAATAGCCATACAGCACGTCAATACGGCAAGGCATACGGTCGTTATTGATGTCGTACTGACGCACGATACGTAAGGAAATCCCGTTGTGCACCTGACGCGAAGCCATATCAACGCCCTGCGGAAGCAGGAGGTCGGCGGTCGCGAAGGTGATGGCGTCTTTGTGGTAAATCAGGTTCTGCGGATACTGCGCGGAAGCAGTGCCGAGGAACGTGACCACCGCGCCATCCGCCGGGAAGGTGTCGATGGTTGCCAGCGCGTTACCAGACGTATACATCGCGGGCAGCACTTTGATGCTAGTAAACGCACCGCCACCAGACGCGGTGTTGGCTTCCGTCACTACAAACTGCTGCAACGAACCGGTGCTCTGGCGGGTCTGCGGATTAACCGCGTTGACGCCAGCAACGGTGAACACGTCACCAACCGTTACCGTCGCTGAGGCAGCGGCGCCGTCAATGCTGAGGGTGGTCTGGCCTTGGGTGGTCACGGCGCCGTTAACCAAAATGGTATCGGTTAGCGAGCGAGTGCCGGCGGTGTGCTGAAGGATCGACTGAGACATATTAATCTCATCAAGCCCCAATACCCCAGTGCCCATCATGCCGTTCTTGAACTGCTTGGAAACAGTGTCAGTCGGGTTAAACAGGCCCTTCATGCCTTCCACCAAGCCGGCATTTGCCGCGGGGGATACGGTCGCGTAGCGCGGGTTCATGCCAGCCGCAGCTTCGTTTAATTTCTGCTGCGCCTGCAAGAGCACCAGCGAGGTCGCTGGGGTCGTGCCGGGGGTGCCGACAGAAGCAAAAATGCTTTTGTACGCGTTCGCCACGTCCGCATCAATGCTCGAGGCCAGCTGGCTAACACGAGGCTTGAGCACGCGGTCGGCGAAGTCATCCAACTGCATGGTCAGTTCGGCAGTCGTGAAATTCATGCCGATGTGTTTCTGGGTAGAAACAGTCAGGGTCGTGAACTGCTCGTTGTCGTCCTGCACTTGCAGGGCGGCACCGTCGGTCACTAGCGCACGGTCAGGCAGGCGAATACGCAAGGTAGAGCCAATCTTGGCGCCCTGCACGGCAAAGCTATCGTCATACTGACGGTTAACGTTGCGGGTAAGCACCAGGTTGTTCTCGAGAATCTCGAGAGACTTCCGAGTGATCATATCAATTGTCAATAATGAATTTGACACGGTAAATATCCTTAAAAATTAGCGAAGTTTTTGCGCTTCAAACTTTCGTACCTGCCGCTGCCGTTCGGCGTCAATCCACTGAGTCGCAGTCATCGATTTAATGCTGCGCGGATCAGTGGTATCAAACGTTGGGGATGAGGTTCCCCTAGGCTTCGCGGGAGATATTGGATCTGGCGCGCTCGATACCCTTTTGGTGGCCGGCTCTGCAAGCAATTTTGCTTCCAACCGACCTAACTCTTTCGCTTGGATAAAAGGCGCTAGCTTGGAAATCCGGTCAGCCTCCTTGGGATTAACCCCCAAGTAATAGGCCATGTCAGGCCCTACCTCAGATGACTGGATTGTCTCGGCCATCGCCGCCGTGATCGGAAGATTGGGGTTATACGCGACCTGTTCGAAGTCGTTATACCTGCCCCGCGCTTCTTCCTCCCGGTCGTGATATGCCTCGACCAAAACGGACTGCTGCTGCTTAACATCCCGCTGCTTAACCAGTTCTTCGGCCTTCTGCAAAGCTAATGCGTCTGCATAAGCCTCGACAGAATCAAACTGGTCAGCTTCAGGTGGCGCTACTGGTGCCGCCGGTACAGCCTGCCGCTCCCACTTCCGCTGCTCTTTCGCCAAGCGTCTACCAACAATCGAGTCCAATTCCTCCTGCGTGAAGGTCTTCGGACTTTCCGTCTCAGTCTCCTCGGGTTCTGGCGTTGACGTTAACGTCAGTTCCGGCGCGGGTATCTCCGCTAATAGTTCTTCATCAGCCATTGAAATGATTCCTTAGAATCCCCGGTTAACCTTACCGGTACGGTTAAACAGCTAGTGCTGCTGCCTTAGCTTGGAATAATTTGACGCGAGCGTCAAGGTCAGCCTTTCCAGCTGCCAATGCCGCCAGCCCTTCTTCCAGCTTTCCTTCGCGGGCAATAAGCGCCGCTTCCAGCTTGCCCAGCGATAACGCTTGTGACGTTAGGCTGGCTTGGGTATCTTCCGCTGCCTTGGTAGCGGCAACTTCGCGAGCGTTTAGATCTGTCTCGCGAATATCTTGGCGCGTTTTCTTAGCGTTCGCTTCGGCATTCTTAGCCTGCGTGTCAGTCTTAAGCGTTGCGCATTCGTCTTTGGTTGACGCCAGCGTGCGTGCTGCTTCTTCGCGCAGCTTGGCAGAATCTTCCACCGCAGATAGCGCGCCTTGGCGTAGCGCCAGTTCGTCACGCAATGCGGCCATAGCCGCTAAGTCTTGCGGTAGCTGCTTAGTAAAATAGGTGATGTAGTCGGTCTGTGCGCCGTCGTTGGTAATGTTCATATCGGCCTCAAGCGTAGTAAGTGACGTTAAGTTTCGCGCTGGCGACCTGCTCGATAAAGAGAATCTTCGTCAGGTCGCCGTCGTATTGCAGCGTGACCCCCGCGGCAAGCGGCATGCCCACGCCAGCGGCAGGTGCTACGCCGTCATCGCGCCAACGCACCGCCTGAGTCTCTGGCGTAATAATTGCGATAGTCGGGCGGCAGCTTAGGCCGTTTAGGTCGCGGGTTGGCACCGTTAAACCGGTGGAGGCGGTTAACGAGGTTATCTGCTCATAACCTAGCCGCGTGGTAATTGCTTTGAGTGTCAGCGCCATTAGTAAAATCCCCTTCTTTCCGTAAACGACCTAAGTTCGATGTAATCTTGCAGGTTACCTGCTGGGCTTGGCCCGCCGGCCCAAGTTATCACGGCAGTTTGACCGGCCACCAAATACTGGCCGGGGAGCGCCGTGATTAAATATGCCACGGCGGCAGTGTGCGTCAGTATAGCCGGTTGGCCGTTTATACTGTACGCGCCAGCGGCTGGCAATAACACCAAGCCTTTTGACAGGGTAGCGGGCTGACCGGATAGTAAATAAGCCCCGGCCAGCGGGGTAATTAGTTTGCTGCGTAGGAGGGTGGCGTTCTGACCAAGTACCGCGTAGGTGCCGGCCAACGCCGTGATGGTGTACGCACCGCTAGCGGTTGGAAACGGGATAAAGCCGGGGTCAAAGAAACCCTCGACTACTGCACTTTCGTCGTACCAGCCAGCAGGGACTAAGGTTGGGTCAAATGCCCCTGCGCGAGCCACCTACCAAGAAATCACGACGCAATAGCCTCTACCGCCGTCGCCGCCCCTTCCGCCGGTATTGCCCGCGATAGTCAGCCCGCCGCCGCCACCACCGCCACCACCTTGCCCGCCAGCCCCGCCAGCGCCGCCGTTAACCGCAGTGTTCTGGCTATTTCCACCAGCCCCGCCGCCAGAGCCACCCCAGATAGAGTTGCCCGCAGCGCCAGCAGCACCCGCGGTTGGGGCAGTGCCGGTAATGCCCGCGCCGCCGGGGAATCTGCCGCACGCGCCTTGCGTAAGGTTTGGCCCAACTGCTTGCCCGCTGGCTGTGCGCCAACCTGCCGCGCCGCCGCCACTGCCGCCAAAAATGGAAGCCACCCCGGTGGACGTTCCGGTAGCAAACGCAGCAGTATTAGTGCCTACGCCGTTGTTCCCGCCAAATTCTGTTAGTGCCACAAGGGTTGAGGTAGTCCCGCCAAGAGCGCCGCCATCAAACTGTCCGTTTGGCAGTCCTGCGGCGGCGAGAACCGCGGCGCTACCTGTTCCACCGCCGCCGCCGGATTGTGTGGTTGCTCCTGATATAGCGCCGCCCGCGCCGCCCCCGCCGCCGTAGGCCGACAGATAGCTGCCAAAGGTAGAGATAGCGCCGTTCCCGCCGGAGCTGCCAGCGGCAGATAAGTTGCCATTGCCGCCAGAGCCAGCCGCGCCCAGCCCAACTACAACAGTTGCGGTTAGTTCAGAGGCTAAGAAATATTTAACCGCACATGCGCCACCGCCACCGCCTGCCCCGCCTTTGCAAGCTGTAGCAAACGCAACAGATCCACCGCCACCGCCGCCACCGCCGCTGCCCCAGATTTTGACTAGCACTTGGGTTGCAACAAATTCGGTGGGTTTAATCCAATTTTCGGTAGCAGTAGTAAATGTCTGCACGTTTACGACGGGAGTTACTACCAAGATGCCGTTGCTGTTATATCGCTCCCAGCCACGGCCATCAAAAAACGTGATTGACTCGCCTGCGGCTAACG